CACTGCTGCACTCGACAACCTGGACATCGCTACCATCGCGGCCGAAGTGGCCAATGGCGGCACCGCATCCACCCTGCTCGGCGTCCTGAAGATGCCGGCCGACTCGGTTCAGGCCGAGATCGTCTTCGACCAGCGCGTCTGAGGAGACAGCCATGCCTGTGACCAATGCAGTCAAGCAGAAGATCATCAGCGACTTCATCAAGACCCCCCAGGGTCGTGCGAAGCTCGCAGCGTCCATGACGCAGCCCCTCCGGCTCCGTCGCGACTACACCGCCGTCGGCCGCAAGACCTTCTTGGTCGAGCAGCTTCCGGATGGGGCGCTCCCGATCTACGACAAGGACCCCGATGTGACCGCCTACGTGGTCGGTGAGGAGGGGGAGAACATCCTCGCCATCACCAAGCCACGTCGTGTCATCTTCCCGCTCTTCGAGATCGCTTCGAACCCCGAGATCCCGCTCACGCAGATCAAGGAACGTCGGTTCGACCTCATCGAGCGTGCTCAGGACCTGGCCCGTGCCCAGATCCAGGCAGCGGAAGACGAGCGTGTCTTCGCCGTCCTCGATGCCATCGCAACCAACGGCTTCGACTCCATCGCCGGTGGCGAGAACCCCGACATCCCCGTCGTGGCTCCCATCTCCGGTGCGGTTCTCGCGGACGCCTTCGCACTCATCGAGCGCCACGACCTCCGGGTCGCCCGCGTCTTCATGAACGCTCGGGACTACGCCGACATCCGCAAGTGGGGCCGGGACATCCTTGACATCGAGAGCCAGCGTGACCTGCTGAAGACCGGTCTGCAGGCGACCCTCTGGGGCGCCCAGATCATCACCAGCCGGCTCGTCCCCGTGGGCACCGTGTACGTGTGCTGCGAGCCAGAGATGTTCGGCCGCATCCCCGTTCGCACCGAGTTGACCGTCCTCTCCGCAGACGACCCGAAGGCCCGCACCATCGGCTTCAGTGTCTTCGAGAACCTCGGCATCGGCGCCTACAACCCGAAGGGCCTCTCCCGTCTGACCATCAGCCGGTAGTTCCCCTAGAACCTTCGGGTTCGGAAGCCTCGGTGAGTTCTCTCACCGAGGCTTCTCTGCGTTTGGGGGTTGGTGCGGTGCCCCGATGCCTCCGGTTTTTCTGTGTGAGGGTGGCTCCCCACCCCAGAACCCGATTGTGCTGCCCTTTGGTATTAGGTATATTGGGTTACCCACTTACACCGACGAGGGGAAGGCTGTGGCAACCACCCGAACAAACACGTCCGAATCGTATGGTCGTTTCCGGGCTGCCCTCACCCCGAAGGTCTTGCGGGAGTTGTACCGGGAGCACACGGATTCGGAGATCGCTTCGCTGTACGAAGTCTCCAACGCCATTGTGTCCCGCTACCGGAAGGAGTGGGGCATCCGCACCGTGACGCCAAGAGAGCGCCGCGACAGGGAACGGAAGCAGCGAGGGCTCCCCACTATAGACGATCTGTCCCCGGCCACCCTGGCGGCTCTGTATGTCAACATGGGCGACGCACAGATCGCGGCTATGCACGGCGTCAGTAAACCCGTCATCATTCGGTTGCGCCGGGAGTGGGGCATCAAGACCCTCACCCGGACCGACAGGGCCACCTCCAATGCCACCCTATCGGAGGAGCAGCAAGAGGTCATCCTGGGGGTCATGCTGGGGGATGGGCATCTCACCACCAAGGGGGTGTTCCAGGTGACCCACTCCCACTCACAGGTGGCCTATCTAGTGCATTTGGCGCAAGTGCTCACCCCCCTGTCCAAGCCTATCTCCTTTGGGGAGAAGATCATGGACAGCGGCACTGTGGCCTACGAGTACACCCTCCGGACTGCTCCGCACCTGTGGCTCCTTGCGATGCGAAGGATGTTCTACCCTGAAGGGCACAGAGTGTTTCCTGACCCCGTGCTGGAAGTCCTGTCTCCACGGTCGTTGGCTTACTGGTATTTCGACGATGGGCATCTCGACTCGAACCTCCCCTCCATCGCCTTGGGTGATGTGACCATGGACGAGGCCGACCACGTCTGCCGTCTGATCAGAAATCGGTTTGCCCTTGACACCTACGTCCGCCCACAGTCCACAGAGACCTGCAAGCTCCTGGGCATCCGGGCCAAGACTACGGACATCTTCTTCTCCTTGATCGTGCCGTACCTTCTTCCAGAAATGCACCACAAGGTTCCGGTCAAGTTCCGGCCCTCCGATGTGAAGCCGTCCCGGCCAAGGCTGACCCGTGAGACGAGGCCCTTCCCGGCGGACCTCGTCTCCAGGTCGAAGTCGTGGCCCCAGCTCACGGAAGAGGGGCAGGAGCGGCTTCTCGATGACCTTGTGGGTTTCTGGTCAGAGTCTGGGTTCCCCATGCCCAGCCCCCGCGTCGAAGACCTCGATGTGCTTCTCCAGTTGGAGTTCAACCAGGTTGTGCGAGATGGTGTGCTTCGGCGCGTGAACGTCGGCCAGAGTATCTGCAGCTCAATGATGCCCCATATGTGGGACACCAAGTCCGAAAAGGCCAAGTTGTCTCCACTGGGTGTGTTTCAAGACACCCACGCCTTGCGAGGGACGCTGCGGATGCTTCTTCGACTGAATAGCGTTCCAAACGCACCCCGTCTCCGATCTGGGGTGCGGCTGTATCAGTACGGGGGTGCCTACAACTTCCGCCCTGCCGCCGCTAAGGTGCTGGTGGACCGGTTCTGCCCCACAGGGGGGGTCGTGTTTGACCCCTGTTCTGGGTGGGGAGGCCGGATGCTCGGGGCGCTTATGTCAAGAGCCCGTGTTCAGTACATCGCCTGCGAACCGCAACCGGAGACCCACACCTGCCTTGAAAACCTCTGCTCCTGGGTCTCGGAGTACATGTCGGGTGCTGAGAAACGGGTTGAAATACACCGGGTGCCTGCCGAGGACTTCCCGTTCCCGAACGATGTGGACATGGTGATCACGTCGCCCCCCTACTGGAAGAAGATGACATACGGCCCCCAACCCGATCTGGCAGGGAACCGTTATGGCTCCTACCAGTCGTGGCTCTCTGGGTTCTGGGGGCCTGTCATCGAGAAAGCTGTCCGTTCTTTGCGGGTAGGCGGCTGGCTCGTCCTCAACGTAGACGACGTGATCATCCGAGGAGAGTTGTGCCCCTTGGTGGAAGACACGAAACGGGTTGTCCGGGAGTTGGGGCTCGGTGACCCGGTGGAGGTCTACCGGTACGACATGGGAAAACCTGGGAACCGGGATAACCATGAGCCAGTGATGTGCTGGTCCAAGGGAGAGGCCCTTCCGATGGACCGCAGCGGTCCATCCCTAACCACGACCAAGTGCTCCGGCTGTGGTCGGGTAGTGCCAGCTCAGGTGGAGATTTGCCAACGGTGCCGGGAGCGAGCAAGCCGCTTGAAGGTGTGTGAGGAGTGCGGGAAAGAGTTCGAGGCACGCCGACGCACCGCCCAATTCTGTCCCGGTGGGGCCTGCGGTGCCAGGAACCGCCGCAAGCGGGCGCATCTCCCCGCCAAGACAACCCGGACGTTCACCTGTCGGGGTTGCGGAGAGAAATGGGGGACGGCAGCTCACGGTAACTTTCGGTGGTGCCCCAATTGCCGGGAGGGGAGGGACACGGAAGCCCGGATGAAGACCTGTGCCTACCGGGCTTGTGGGCGTAGGTTTCTGGACACGTCCCCCAGAGGCTCAATGTCCTACTGCCACCCCGAGCACCGGCGTCGGGAGAAGCAGTTCAGGTCAGGGAAGGTTGTGCGGGTCGATCAGTTCCGGAAACCCGATCCTGTTCTCGGCTGAGCCCTCATCCCGTCGGGTGAGCCGGCGGCTCGTGGGTCGGGGCCGGTGCTGGTGTTCCGCAAGACATAGGCTTCAGGTCTTGACGGAACTCTTGACAGGGGGTCGGAGCCCAGATCGTTTTCGAGGACGAATTCGACCTAGTTGAATTCGTCCTCGAAAATGCCTCCAAAGAGGTCTTGACAGGGGTCTTGACAGGCCCCTACCAGCGGGCTCGGCGGAGGCGCTCACGGGCACGCTTGGAAGCGGCGGCACTGTACTCGGCAGTGACGTAGCTGCCCCCACCGCCGGCATATTCCCTGCCAGCGTCGCGGTTGTACTCATCGTTTCCGATGATGGTGCCGCCGGAGCCACGGGTCCAGGTGATGCGGCCCAGGGCAGTGAACAGGGCTTGGGCGAACCAGTGTCCTCTGGCGTGCTCTTTGGCGTGGTTGTTCTCGGGCACGTCCCAGGTCACGCTGCGGGTCATGTTGTCGAAGGTCACGGAGGCGTAGGGCAGATTGACGGTGCAGCCCTGCGACACCTTGTGGATGTACAGCAGGGACTTTTTCGGGGCCACCAGGGTGACCTTGCGGTCCTTGCCCCAGCCGGTGGACTTGAGGATGAGGTGGGTGATGGCGTCCCACTTGTCGTGGCAGGTGTCATCACGGCCATAGCCGGTGGGCTCGAAGTCGCCCCAATCGGCGATCTTGCCGCCGCAGGCTTGGGCGATGGTGGAGCGGATGGTGTCCAGACGGCCCTTCCCCCGCTTCCCCTTGGCGGCGGCCTTGGCGGCCTTGTAGGCACGCTGGGCGTCCGCGAACAGGTTGAGCTGTCGCTCGTTCCACCGGGTCAGAAGACCCTTACGGAAAGCAGACCATTCCTTGGCGGGGATGGTGCTGGTGCCCTGTTCCCATTCGTAGCAGCTCATGGTGTATCTCCCGCCGCC